AATCTATTGGAGCTATCTTCAAAGCTTTCTTCAGGGTTTTCTATTCCCTCAGATACAATAGATAGAGTTCTTTTATCTTGATTTAGTTTTACTGCAACTGCTTCAAAGTATCCCTTCAGTTGTTTTAAAACATTGGCGAAGGGTATAGCATCAAGTATACCTGGAGCCGCATTTATTATTTCTTCAGTCTCCTGTATAGCTAGTTGCATACCTTCTAAGTCTTGGTTTCTCTCTGCCGATGAGAATGCAAAACCTGTCTGTTGTACAGCTTCTTCTTTAATAAATCCTGCAAATGGATATGTTCCGATTGAAGCTAATAGAGTACCAGGGTTAGTTAAGAATTTTCCTAAGAATGAATTTGTAAGTCCTATAGATTTAGTATTGGTAGCAAACCTTGCAGCTATTGGTCTTACTGAATGGAATATTTTATTTATACCTGTATTAATTGTTCTACCTGTGAAAGCTCTTTGAGTAGTTACTGAAGTTCCTCTTGCCACTGTATCTAAAGCTGTAGCAGTTCTAGTTATTGTAGCTCTACCACCAGCACCTGCAGCAAGACTAGACCCCCCCGTTGCTAGTGCAGCTGCGGTAAGTCCTAAAGCTACAGTAGTCTTAGGTGAAGTTAAAACTTTTCCTATTTTTTCTCCAGCTTTAAATGCTAAACTTTTTTCTTTAGGTTTTGTTTGTAAATTAATAACATCACTATCATCATCTCGATCTCTTCTTCTTCTCCTTCTTCTTCGACTACTACTATCACTTTCTTGAGTATCTTCTCCTCTAAGTCTTGCAGCTTGCTCTGCTCTTTGTGATCCTTCGGGGAAGCTAAATCCTCTATCCCTTCTTAAATGAATTACGCCATTTGTCATTTTATTTTTGTTTTAATGTTTTTAGGAAATTTGGTGTCTCCATACTTAAACCTGCTATAGCAGCTATTGCCGTAAATATAAACGTTCTGAATGTTCCGTTTATTCCGTAGTGCATAGCCGCGAGTTCTAAGATGGTTAAAGCTACGATAGCCCCCACACTTACTCTCCAATCTACTTTTTTTTTATCTGTCATTATTGTCCTTCTCCTGCTGTTGTTTCTGAAGGGTCTATATTTTCTGCTCCATCTTTCTTCTGGTCACTTAATAATTCGTTTTCAAGTGAAGCAGGGAATTCTAAACTTACTACTAAATTTAGTTGTGCTAAAATTTGTTCTTCTAAGAATAATTGTTCTTCCTCTATTGTTTGCTGGAAAGCTAAGTAAGCTATTTTAACTGCAGCTTCTGTTAAGCTTCCTGTTCCCCCTACTATAATTTGAGGTACTTGTGCAGTTTGGTAGAATAAATCATTAAGCATTGTAATCCAAGGAAGTGGGTTTAATGTAGAATTAGGTGCAGTAGTTAAAGCATCTACTTCAACTGTGTCCATAGGTATATACATATTATCTCCTGAACCTCTAGCTGCATCTACTTTAGTTTTAATAGCATTAATCTTATCTGGCTTGTCTGTGTTTAATTTTATAAGTAGTAGTGGGTCTACATTTCTATGAAGTACTCTTTTCCAGTCTGTCATAGCTTCATTCTTCATTAATATTATTTCAGCTAATCTTGAAGACATAGTGTTTCCGTGAATTTCATCTCCTATTCTATTTCTTGGTAAGTAAAATATTTCTTCTATTTTAAACTTCTTAGGTTTCTTTCCTTTCACTTTAGACATTTGTTCAAAGCTTTCAAGTAAGCCATCACTTCCTGCTACATGTACCATTACTTGAGGGTCAAGAGGTTTTAGATTAATTAAATTTTCTTCATCATCTCTTATAATATGAGCGTAAGCATCTCCCCCAATTTCCTTAGTTCTATTTAAGTTTTCTAGAATTGAATTAAATGTATCTTTACCAAATCCTCTAATGCTATCTAAAATCATTGTTGTTTCCTCATCAGCAGTAAAACCTTTACCTATTGTCCATGTAGATTTAACATCCATCACAGCAGCATATTCAGGAATAGTTCTATAATATCCTAAGTATTGAGACCACTTAGCATTCCACCATCTAGTTTTCTTTTCTTCTGCGCCATCTAGTGAAGAAGTAGGAACTGCAAAATCGGTCATTGCACTACCTAAATCACTTGCAGTTGCGTTTGCTATATCTTGTTCTCCCATTTTATACACCTACGAAATTATCAGTTACCCATTTTTTATTGGTTGCGTCCCTATCTTCTTCAGGAGTTTCTAGGTCTTTAAGTACCCTATTACTTTCAGTCCTATCTCCATTGACACTATCCAACTTATTCAAAGGGCGTAGTGGGGGCATTTCCAAATTTTACAGCTCTACCTTCGAGCATGCTTAATTTATTTATATTCATTCCTTGGAAGAATATTTCTCCCAGTAACCTTCCCCATTTGTCTACTCTATTGTTTGAATTTATGAACACTTCAACTTCTTTATTAAGTATAAGGTTTTCTAACCATTTTTGAGTATTTCTTCCTGCTCGAGTATCCATCTCTGGGGCGTCAGTATCAAGAAATCTTACAGGAAAATTAAAATCACGAAAGTCTACTTCTACTCTTATAGTATCTCCATCTGTTACTTTTATTACAGTAGCAAAGAAGTCTTCGTTAATTTGTTTGTGAGGGCTATCAAAGTAAAACATTCTCATCTGTGAGTTTGTTAATTCAGGAAAGCGTTTAAAATCATGGACTGTCATTTAAGTATCACTTACCATAAATGATTTAACTTCTTGATTTCTTAGAAGGGATAATCCCCTCGCTACACTTTCTCTATAAACATTAACCATAGTCTCAGCTTCTACCCTATCTGTAAAGCCACTCATATCGTAAGTTATAATATAAATCGCTGCTAAATCTGAAGCAGTTTGATTTAATATAAATTTAACTTCATCTGTTAAACTTGCATATTGAGCTACCCAATCAAATCTAGTAACTGCATTAATTATTCCTTCTGCTTGTTTTACATAGTCACTTACTAAACTTTCATTAGTTGCTGTAGAGCTTGCATTTGCACCACCTTTATTTCTAGCGTCTGCAAGTGTACAAAGTGTACCTGCATAATCTCCACCGTTAATTTGAAACATTTTATCTTTAGTACTTTCTTCTGCCCAAGTTCCCCCAGTATCATTAGTACGCCATAAACTACCTCCAGCATAAGATGCTGAAGATTCGTCTTCTCTCCAACCTATTGTGTAAGAAGCACCTGCTCCAGGATTTACAATAAGGCAATATTGAGTACTTGCTTTTAATGCTGCATTAGTCATAGTTACATTCATCCATCTTGCAGTTTCTCCAATAGCAGCAGAAGTTCCAGTACTTATAGAAACTCCATCAGGTGTTCCATCAGGTTTAACTCCTTGTACAGAAACCAAGGCAGTATCATCCGCATCTCCACCTTTTATTTTTACATCTACACTAGAAATATTAAATGTTAAATTATCTCCTACAGTACCTATAGTAAAAGTTTGAGCGTCGAATTGAATATTACTATTAAAACTTCCATTAGTATCATCCCCAGTAGTATATTTTTCAAATGCACTTGCCATTTATCTAGTAGTAAACAAAGGGTTTTAAAGTTTTGTCTTTTACGCACCATGCTGCACGAATAAGACCCTCTACAATATGTGTGTCTTTTCCCCAAATATACATCTTTCCATTCTCCCCATATTCATATTGCACCGACTTTAAGCTTACCTTAATGTCCTCATCATTTAATAGTGTAATTTTATTCATCTCCATCATCCGAAGTAGATTGTTATATAAATCATTCTTTAATATTGTCTTCTTCGCGGTGTTTTTATTATCTATAGATTTACGCGCATTTTCGATAGATACTACTTTTCGCTTAATATCATCTTCTTCTAGTAGCTGGTCTAGTACCCCTGCGCCTACTCCTGCACTGTCAATATATACTTTTATAAAATCCCAGTCTTGGTCTAGAGATATAATCTTTCGTGTTGTTTCAGTAGTTAAATTTTGCCTTTGTACTATATTTTCTACATGAAATAATTTATCATTATCATCCCTTTCAAGAATTTCAAAAGTAGATGTATCTTTTCCGAGCCGAGCTATATCTACACCTAAGAAGTAGTCTCTCATAGGGGAGAGAGATTTCCTTCTCTTTAGTGTACAAGATTTTTTAATTAAACCGTTAGAAAAGAATTGTCTTAAATCATCTACAAACTCTCCTAAATATTCTTGAGCATATTGTGCCTTAGTCATCCATTCTTTTTCGTGGTCTAAGAATGATTGGTCTTTTCTAGGGCAGTCTTCAGATGAGACATGGAAAGGAGTGAATTTATCATCTTGGAAGCAACGATAGTAGTATCCGTCTTTTCCGTGAGGTGTGGATAATAGCCAAATATCCCCTCTAGTAATTGTAAGCATAGGTGTAACAGCTATCCACACATCTTCCGAGATAAAGGCAGCTTCATCCGCTATTAGTAAGTTTATAGTGAAACCTCTTATTCCGTATCCGCTTTCTCCTGTAGGTAAGCAGTGAATAGTAGAGCCATTTTTAAGTATTAATTTGTGCTTGGTAGGTCTATCTTTTCCCTTTTTAATCATAGTTCTGTTAGTTTCGTAGATATATGATAAGATTTTCTCGAAAAGTAGCTGAGCTTGCCTCTCTACGCTCGCAATGACCATTATATTCTGCTTTGCATGCGTTAGAGCATAATCGCCTGCTTTTATAGATATAATAGTGGATTTTCCCACCTGTCGCCCACTTCTAAGACATATATTGCCTTCCGTTTCCATTACTTGTTTCTGCCATCCGTCTAGTTCCATTTTGTGAGTATATTTCCATTAAGTCTTCTAAGTCTACTACTATTCTAAGTGGTAGAATTTTTAGCATTTTCTGTATTGTCTTTGAGTTCATAGTATTTTTGACTTACTTCTTCTAATTTATTTTTTAAATTTTCAATTCTTCTAATAATATTTAAATTGTTGTCGTATTCTTTCACTCCACGCTCAGCAAGCAGTATAGATATTCCTACTCGCACTGCGTCACTAAATTTAATTCTATGTTCGCGGCATAGTCTGTGAAACTCAGGGCTTACATTAACTGAAGTTCTTATAAGTGCTTGAGCAAATCTTTGTGCCATGATATATATGTATATACCTTAGTTTATATATTTATGTACTCAATAGTATATATATATATATAT